TTAACACTTTCTATAGCTTTATAACTTATACCTTCAGTACTTCTTGGAAAATTGAAAATGAAAGTAGTCTTATCATTAAGTTCTCTGCCATTTTTAACCAATATATTAAGTAGACATGCAACATCTTTATTTCCACCACCAGTTGCAATAATAGCATTTTGTTTGGCGTATAAGTATTTACTAAAGACAGTTTTACCCATGTTCCCAACTTTATCGTATATCCAATATACTGTTCTATCATTTATATCATCATTAATTAGATCAATTATAGAATTTTGCCATGATTTCAATACAGTAATTAGTTTTAGTTCGACTGGGAAACCAAACTTGAACTGTTTACCATTTCTAGTTTCTTCCTTCATACAATAAAGGTCAGCTTTCTTAATATTTTTTGTGGCATACCATGAAATTTTGTTACTTAATCCAAATTCACTCCATCTCATGGCTTTTTTTAAGTGAATAGATCCTTGTAAGTGCTTATTACCACTTTCACCGATTTCTTCCTGAAAAATAAACTTTACACAAATCTGTTTAAATTTGGTCTCCAATATCTCCATATCCTCCAAAACATACCCATTGAAGGTAAAAAACCAATGACATAATTGATTTTCCCTTTTAAGAACTGCCTTTTTACTACTAGAAGATTGATTAATATTACCAATCTTCTTCTCTCCAAGGTCTCCATTTAATTTCATATATTCAATAGAATTCACATTTCTTTAAGTCATTTCACTTAAATGATACTAATTAGTATAATTTAAGTTAGATTATTTCAATAAATTGTTATATTCTTTCCATTAGAATGTTTCCCGTATTATTGCGGAATATTCCGCAAAATCTCTGATTATTTTATCACGTATTTGATTCTTTTTACTTTTCCATTAACATAACGAAAGACAGGTTTGAAGTCATTTAGTTTACTTCTTAGCATTAACTTACAGGTTTTTTTAAGACCATAAAAAATAATTCTAGAAGAAAAATCAAGTACTGCTAATCCTGTATTGACAACATTAATAATTTTGTTCATTGTAATATATATAATATTGATTATCTTTTTAAGTCATTTTCAAAATACTTAAAGATATAATTATATTATTATGTATATCAAAATTATGCCACAAAGAAAACCCGTAAACAGAGCACCAAGAAATAAACAAGTTATTTCTGGAAAAGGTGCGTATTCAATAGATGATACTCGTAAAAGAACCAAAAAGATCCGTAGAGAAGCCAAAGCTGCAGGGAATTATGAACCATCATTTGGTCGTAATTTGCTCACTGAAGGCGGTTCAATGCTCGGTGGTATTTTTGGCATGCCTGGACTTGGAAAGAGTGCAGGCTCAGCCTTATCCAATATATTTGGATTAGGTTCGTATGAAATAAAGGAAAACATTTTCATGGAGGGCAGACTACCTCAAATGGTTAACGCAAGTGCATCAGGGGGTACAGTTATACGTTTTCAGGAGTACTTAGGTGATATCATAACGTCTCCGACCCCTGGTGCTTTTAACTTAACTAATTGGATTATCAATTCCGCTAATAGGGATACTTTTCCATTCTTAGCGCAAGTTGCCGTCAATTATGAGCAATATCAAATTGAGGGTTTAATTTTTGAATTTCGGTCTACATCAGCGGATGCTTTAAATAGTACAAATACTGCATTGGGATCAGTCATAATGGCAACCCAGTATGATGTCGCAGATGCTCTTTTTACTTCTAAAGCCGAAATGTTAAATTATGAATACTCCAACTCGGTTAAACCTTCAGATAATTGTTTACATATGATTGAGTGTGCTCCATCTCAAACTACTATACCAATTCTCTATACTTTAGATGGTGCTAATCCAGCTAATACTGATGCAAGATTATATCACTTAGGTCGTTTTAATGTTGCTACTATTGGATTTCAGGCCGCATCGGTCCGAATTGGTGAGATTCATTGTTCTTACCAAGTTCGTTTATTGAAACCAAAGATTTATTCAGCTCTCGGTCTAGATAATGACTTCTTTATGATGGTTAATGCTGCTTATACTAATGCCACACCATTAGGTAACACAGCATCTCGTAATATTCTAGTCAATAATTTTGGAATCATCCCTGGAACAGCGAACTTATTGTTTCCTGGTTCAGCATTAGTCAAGAATTATAGAATAGAAGTAGAGTGGGGTGGTGCCGTCGGTGTTGCTGTTGTTCCTCCTATATTAGGTATTTCTGCTGGATCTACTATAGTAAATCAGTACGTTGCTCCAAACTCTGCAGGAGTTAGTACTGCTGTGATCCAACATTGTTCTATCACTACTGCAGGTGATAATAATTCAATTAATCTCACATGGGGTACTGTTGGAACATTACCTACTACTCCAGCTTTCGTAAACGTTCGTATTATGGAAGTTCCTACTGCTTTATAATATAGAAATCATTCTCTATACTCATTAAATAAATATCTTTTTACAGTAATCATATTATCAATATAATTATTATTAATTTTTATCATAAAAAGGGAATTACGGATCCTATGTTTCTTTAGAGTGTTATTTCAATGTTGCTTATGTAAATTTTGTCAAAAATTTATATAATTCAAAATATTGGATTCAAACATATGGGTGGTCATTACCCCTGGCAAAATAGTCTTTTTTCATTATTAACCATTTGACTAATCACACAAACCATCATCCAATGGATTATGGATTTTTTGATCCCATTTCACTAATTCATCTTTAGTATTAATAGTTAATATTTCCCATCTATCACTACTTAGTTTACTTAAATCAGGCAATTCATTACTAAATACAAAAACATGAGGACAATTAAATACCATTGTACTTGCCTCATATTTTGTATTTGTCATTAACCCATCCTTAACACTTTCTATAGCTTTATAACTTATACCTTCAGTACTTCTTGGAAAATTGAAAATGAAAGTAGTCTTATCATTAAGTTCTCTGCCATTTTTAACCAATATATTAAGTAGACATGCAA